AGCCGTTTGAAATTCCGCACTGGTGGCCTAAAATGGTCATAGGTGACTGGGGTTTTGCGGCTATGACATGGGTTGGATATGCGGCCATTAGTCCATCTAAGCGCGTGTACATTTACCGCGAACAAACGTGGGTTAAGACTAAGATCGCGGAGTGGGCACCGTATGTTAAGTTATATATCGACAAGGAATCACCCCGTTTGGTTAGATTCTGCAAGTCTGCAGGTCAGGATAGAGGACAGGAACATACTATTCAGGAGCAGATTGAGGCAGAACTTGGATTTTCTGTTGAGCTATCCAACAATACCCCAGGATCGCGTATTGCTGGAAAGCAGCTTATACATGAGTACTTACGGTGGCAGCCAAAACTAATCAATCAGGCTGATATCGGACAGTACGATGATGAGTATGCGATGTGGATTCATCGTAATAGAGGATTGAAAGAGTACAATTCGTACATAAACTCATTCAATCCAGTAGAAGAAGAGACTAATATCCCGAAATTGCAGATATTCGCCGGCGCGTGTCCTGTACTAGTCGAAGCTATCAAGGCATGTAGCTATGACAAGCCTAAAGGTAACAAAGCAGCCGAAGATATCGCAGAATTCGATGGTGACGATCCGATTGATGGTCTTAGGTATCTTGTTGACGCAGCTGAAGGCTTCTTTGATGATGCCAATCAGGAGTTCAAGAGGATACAAGCCCAGGATGCACTTGTCCAAAAGCTTCACCAGACACAGGATTGGACCGGATTCTATCGTAACATGCATAAGGTAGAATCCGATGAAACTGAGACGATTAAGCCTGTTGGTCGCTATCGTCATTAGTTCCGGTTGCGGTCATTTTCGTATGCTCCCTAAGTGTGGAGATGGGATGCCAGCTAAGATTCTAACCCATCCTAAATGTCCACCTAATGGGATTTGTGGTTACACGTGTCATCCAGATAGATGGAATCCTCCTGATGCTAAAGAAACTGATGTACAAGTGGTTCGGTCTGACTGATGATCCTTGTGAGTCATGCGAAATTCTCCGCCTCCAGCTCGCTGAGAGCAATAGGGAACGCCGAGAGTTATTGCAGAGACTACTGGAACCAGTTAAGACCGAACCACCCTCTATTCCATCAGAGGAAATGAAAGCTATTACACCTCAGTATGTTCCTTGGCGTGTAAAACAGCAGATGCTAGAAGCTGAAGATAGACAGAAGGCTAAAATAATGAGAGATAGGACCGCAGAAATCGAAAAGTTGGAAAAGGAAGTAGGTATCAGTTAAATGCCTCTTGGTCCTTCTTGGATGAAGCCTCTTCCTAGTCATGAAACTACTAGACGTAAGTCTAGTATGACTAGTCGTAGGAAGCCACCTAAGGTTCCACTATTTGATGAGATTCCAGAAGATCCCCCTCCAGTACTGGAACGTGATAAGAATTACCATCCAATGGATGTGAGAGAGGGCGTAATTGAAAAACTCATAAAATATGCTGCAGAAAAAAGTGGTAATTTCGTTGGTGATGATGATGTTTATCTTGAGCAATATTTACATCCTGATAAAGATGTTATTCCTAAGCAGCCGCTTAGACCTACTAGGATGAAGAATCCCCCAGATATGGAGTTCCGTCGTGTTCCGGAACAACTCCCATTACAGGAAAATGGAACATTTCGTGCTCCTAATCTAGCTGGTCTTGGTAGTTCTCAATTTACTGAGGGCAAGGATTTCAATAGCGTATATGATATTTGGGATTTTGACACTAAATCTCGTCTAATTGGTGATAGTGATTCAAAGAATCCATTAGTAAATGCTGCTGATTGGGCTGCTAAGAAATTCATGCAGAATATAGGAACTCCGTTTGCAGTATATGAACGCTATCCTAAGAATACTTTCACTGAAGATGATGATCTTCTACCGGAACCAGGAACAGGCATACCATTAGAAGATTATGGAGATATGCTTAACAACAAGAAAAAGGGGAAAAAGTAATGGTTCAAATGATCGTTATTCTCGTCGTCCTAGGATTCTGTCTTTATCTAGTTGAGACATATATCCCGATGAGCCCCCCTGTTCAGATGCTAATTAGAGCTGTTGTTATCCTATTCTCTGTACTGTACATCCTCTCCATGTTTGGTATTGTTAACCTCCCAGTAAATGTGAGGTAGGTGTACAGTGGGCTTTTGGAATAAGCTAGGAAAGATTGCGCTTCAGGCTGCACCATATGTGGCTGCGCCCTTTACTGGTGGCGCGTCACTAATGGCTACTGGAGCTACGCAGAAGTTGGGTCAGAAATGGGCCGAACATGATGCGAAGAATGCTATTGCTAAGGGACTCGCACCTTCCAAGTTCGATAAAATCTTGGGCGGTATTAGCATGGGTGCTGGTCTTGCTAGTAGTATGGGTATGGGTGGAGCAATAACTGGCCTAAGTAAGGCTGGTGCTGCTGCCAATGCTGCACGCGCGGCTAGTACGGCTGGTAAGGTAAGTAACGGATTAAGTGGTTGGCAGAACACTCTGGGTAAGGTTGGTACTGGTGCTAGCATTGCAATGGGTGCTTCACCTCGTGGAGTGGGTACTGAACAGATTCCAGGTGGTGGTGGTAATACTGGATTGGGTGGCTGGCAGGGTCAGTTGGCAGGACTTGGTTCAGTTGCTTTGAGTCAGATGGGCGGAGGCGGAGATAGTAATACCGCAGTAACCTCCGACACATCTTCTGGAAATCAGGCTGTTCCACGTGGTAGTAACTACTCTGGGTCTAGTATGGCACAGGCACTCGCGCGTGGAACAAATGATGCTCTTAGGAATCAGCCGTGGCGTGCTGGATACGACATCATTAGTCCTCCCCTTAAAGAAGGTGATCCAGACGTACGGACACCTATGCCACCTATCTATCCACAGTATCAGCCACCTACTGATCAACCTAGTTCATTTCAGCAGAATCTAGACCAGGCTACTCCCCGTCGTGCGCGTAAGCGTAATCCTGAAGAGGAAATGAACTAATGGCTGGGAAAGGTAGTGATAAGCCTAAAGAGCTAGACGACGCTACAAAAGCTCTATTGAAGCAACTCGTCGATCATTTCGACGATGAAGATAGAGGTGTGCGTGATAGACAAATTCGCACATGGCGTAAGCTAAAGCTAATGTGGGAAAATATCCAGAATACTTACTATTCTGAGGTAGCTCATGATTGGCGAGTCGCTGGTGCAGCGAGTGATGAATCGGATCAAGCCTTCTACGATAAGCCAGTTAATGTCTATCGAGCATATCTCGAATCTATTATTGCTGCTCTTAGTGTTACCGTACCTCCTATCACTTGCTATCCTGATGATGCTGATAATCCGATTGACGTAATCACTGCTAAGACGGGCGATAAGATTGCGGCTCTAATCTTCAAGCATAACGATATTCCTCTGTTTTGGTTGCATTCTCTCTTTGTCTTCGTGACGGAGGGAATGACCGCGTGTTATACATATACGAAGGAAGATGAAGAATACGGCACTTATACAAAGAAGAACTACGAAGACCGGACTATTCACGAAGAGCAGAAGATATGCCCCATCTGTCAAGTAAATATGACAGATCCGGCTATTACTGAACAGCAGGAGGATAAGTTTACTCCTACTCCTGAAGATGCGGATGTCAATTATCTGATTGATGAAGGGCTCGAATTGTGCCCTAACTGTGCTAAATATGTTATTCCTGATAGACAAGATCAGACTAGTACAATCACTCGACTTGTTGGAGAAACTCATCACCCGAAGTCACGGGTAAAGATGGAAGTCTATGGTGGTCTATTTGTCAAAGTGCCGGTCTGGGCGAGGAACCAATCCGAATGCTCATACCTTATTTACTCTTATGAGACTCATTATGCAAATGTACTCGAAAAATATCCACATCTCCGAGAGAAAATTACTAAGGGTGGCTCTGCATACGACCAGTACGAGCAGTGGGGTCGTACGAGTCCACAGTATCGGGGTGAACATCCAGTAAACAACATTACATGTCGATATGCGTGGTTCCGTCCGTGCGCATTCAATATTCTCACTAAAGAGGAGATGGAGAACCTGAAGGAACAGTTTCCTGATGGTGTGAAAGTAGAACTTGCTAATGATCTAGTTGCGTATGGCTGCAATGAGAAGCTAGATGACTACTGGACAATCACGCACAACCCTCTCTCGGACTATATTCACTTTGATCCGATTGGTCTACTTCTCACTTCAGTACAGGACATTACGAATGATCTCATTAGTCTCGTTCTTCAGACTGTTGAGCATGGAATACCGCAAACATTTGCTGATCCTAAAGTTCTAAACTTTAATGCGTATCGCAATTCTGAAGTTATACCTGGAGGAATATACCCGGCTACACCAAAAACAGGCAAACCTCTGAGTGAAGGATTCTATGAGGTAAAAACAGCTACTCTCTCACAGGAAGTACTACCCTTCGCTGAGAAAGTACAGGAAATTGGACAGATGGTATCTGGTGCTCTCCCCTCTCTGTTCGGTGGGCAGATGAGTGGTTCCCGTACTGCTAGTGAGTACAGTATGAGCAGGGCACAGGCACTTCAGAGACTACAGGGAACATGGAAAATGCTCCTTTTGTGGTGGAAGAACGTGTTTGGTAAGGCTATTCCACTCTATATCAAGGCTATGAAGGATGACGAAAAACAAGTTCAGAAGGATGAATTTGGTAATTTCGTCAATGTCTTCATCCGTATGTCTGAACTGCATGGTAAAATTGGCTCAGTTGAACTTGAAGCGAATGAAAATCTCCCAATTACGTGGAATCAGCAGAAAGACGCCATCATGGAGTTATTTCAGCTGAATAATGAAGGAATTACCAATACTCTCGCTTCACCTGAGAATATTCCATACATTAAGAAGGCAATTGGACTGGATGACTACATTATTCCTGGTGAAGACGATAGAACCAAGGAATATGAGGAGATTCAGCTACTTATTAACTCTGAACCCTATGAATTGCCTCCTGATCCAATGATGGAACAGCAGGCTATGATGATGGGAATGCCTCCACCGCCACCTACTAGGCTGCCAAGTATTGAACCTGATATGGATGTGGATAATCATCCTCTTGCAGCCGATATTGACCGTCGTTGGCTAGTTAGTGATGCTGGTAGACTGTGCAAACTCGATAATCCAGCTGGATATGAGAACGTACTACTGCACATGAAGATGCATAAGGACATGGATCTTCAGAAGCAAATGATGGATATGCAGAAACAGATGATGGCACAGGGCGGAATGATGCAGCCCCAACAGCAAGCATCACAACAGGGCGCTCCAGCAGCTGAAAATGGTGGTGCCCCACAGAGTACTGGTCAACAACTAGGAGTTGGTAATGCGGAACCTACGATTCAATAGACTTTTTGCAGTAGAAGGTGGTGGTAGCAGTATTCCGGATGCAACTGGTACCTCTACGCCAGATGATGATCTTTCGACACTAGAACTTCTGAATGAGGAAGATGAGCCAGAAGAAACTCTAGAAATTCCTGAAGAAGATAGTGAAGAAGGTGAGAAGGAAGAAGTAGATGAACTGAAAGAGCTGGAGGAGGAGTTAAAACCTCCGACAGAAGAAGATCTACTTGAACTTACTACACCAGTCCGTCGTAAGGAGATTCTTGCAAAGTATCCGCAACTCTTCAAGGATTTCCCCTATCTTGAGAAGGCTTACTACAGAGAACAGCAGTTTACGGAAACTTTCCCAACTGTTCAAGATGCTAAACTCGCGGCTGAGAAGGCCAATATTCTAGACCGCACTGAACGTCAGGTAATGAATGGGGATATTAGTTCAGTCCTCATCGCTGCTAAACAGGAAAATGCGGAATCATTTGCTAAGATTGCTGATAACTACCTTCCTACTCTTCGCAGGGTAGATCAGCAGGCTTACTATCATGTGCTTGGTAATGTCATCAAAGACACTATCATCACTATGGTGAAGGAAGGACGCGCGCTAGGTGATCAAGGCGTACCTCTTACATCAGCGGCTAACATCCTGAACCAGTTTATCTTTGGTTCACAGACATTCAGTGCTCCTGCTCCTCTTGCTAAGCAGGTAGATCCGCGTATCGCACAGCAAGAACAGCAGTATCAGCAGTCACAGCGTCAGAGAGTTATCTCTACGTTTGAGTCGGTAAAAGATGACCTCCAGGTTCGCGCAGATAATGTGCTGAAATCTACGATTGATGGTCATATCGACCCAAATGGAACTATGTCAGATTACGTCAAGGGTCATGCTACTAAGGAAGCCTTTGATAGTCTGGAAACTCTTATCGGTAAGGATGCGCGGTTCCGTTCACTCCTTGATAAGTTGTGGGAGAAGGCATTCTCCTCAGGGTTTGATAAGGAATCTACTGATAGGATTAAGTCTGCGTATCTCTCCAAGGCGAAGACGCTGTTGCCTAGCGTAATAAAAAAGGCTCGGAATGACGCCTTGAAGGGAGTTCCTGGTAGTTCTGTAGAAGTACCGACTCGTAAGGGTCCAATTACACGCGGGCGATCCGCAGCCCCATCTAGCGGAAAGTTTCGTAAAGCCTCGGATATCCCACATGGGATGTCTACACTTGACGTCTTGATGAAAGACTAGGTAAATAACATGGCCGTTGTTGAATCTCAGGTAGCAGCACTCGAACTCGAACACGTAATCCCGAAGGTGCGTGTACTGTTCGATCGTGACGATAAGTTCTACGCGAACATCAAGAAGCGTGATGTGGAGAAGATTTCACATCGGCAGATGCGTGTTCCGCTGGAGCTTCGTCCGGGTGGTAGTTTCCAGTACTTCAATCCAGATGGTGGAGATCTGGGACGAGGTGGTGGTCCTACGTTCGATAAGGCTGTACTCAATTGTGTGTTCTTGAGTGAGAACATTGAGTACACCAAGTTGACTCAGTGGGCTACTGACGATGCTCGTAAGGCTATCGTCAATAGTGTGCGACGTCTTACTGCTACTGCATTGGATGAAATGCGGCGTCAGTTGGATAGTCAGATGATGCAGGTAGGTGATGGTGTGGTGGGTATTATTACCACTAACACCAATACTGCTACCTCCAATACTCTGACGCTTACCACTGATGGATTCGGTGCGCGTCTGGTGCGTTATGGACAGCAGATTCAGATCTTTGATTCGATTCTGACTACGCTGCGTGGTAGTGGTACCATCACTCAGTGGGATGTGGAGAACAAGACTATCACCGTGTCTGCTGCATCTGGTGCTCCAATTGCAGCAGTAGTTCCAGGTGATAAGCTCGTCTCTATGGGTCTCACTGTTCCTGCCTCACTTCCTGCTCTGTATGGTGTTCCTTACCATCACAGTAATGCTAGTGCAGGTACATGGCTTGGTTTCTCCCGTAGCACTACGCCGGAGATTCGTGCCAACCGTGTGAACGCTGGAGGCGCCGGCCTTACACTGCCCCTCCCACGTCTTGCACTGAACAAGATTGGAAACCGTGTAGGTATTGATAACAACTTCAATCCTACTGCATGGCTCCATCCTTGTCAGGTTCAGGCGTATGAGGAAATCGGTCAGCTTGTTTCCATTATCCAGAAGACGGCCAAGGAAGAAGGCCTGAATATGTATTTTGGAAACAACATGCAGTTGGCTGGTGCTAGCATGAAGGCATCATTCAACTGGGATAAGACCCGCATTGACTTCATTGTCGATGAAGTGTGGGGTCGTGGTGAGATTCTTCCCATTGGCTTCTACACTACTGATGGTCGGAAGATTTTCGAGCTGCGTGGTGCATCTGGTGGAGTAGCCGCGGCTGAAATCTTCTACATGGTTGTAGGTATGCAGACATTCGTGTCTAATCCTGCAGCCTGCTCGTACATCGACAACTTGGCTGTTCCTGTCGGTTACTAATCGACTTGTAGGTGGGTGCTAGTTTGGGCAGGGTACTCAGTCTCCCCAGGGTGAGTAATTAGCATCCACCTACTCTTTTCATGGCGGTGGTGGGGAAAGAGGTTCAATATGATTCCTGGAACAACGAGTAAACTTAGTGAGAGTACGGTAGTTGGAGTTGATACGATTTCAGCTAAAACTGATATTGTAACTGTTACTGGTGTGGGTCCAGTTAATACCATTATTCCCAATTTTGGTGGTGGGTTTAGTGGTATTTTGTTTCTGGTATCACCAGCTGCTCTAGTTTTGGGGACTACTGGTAACATCCTCGTAGGTGCTACACTAGTTGTCAATCGTGCTACTATCTTGATTTATGTTAAATCACTGGGTAAGTGGGTTATTCAGACTGTTGCGTAACTGAGTAATAACAATGGAAACAATCGTTTCTCTCAATCAGCGGCTCGTAGATCACTTTGGATTGGATACAGGTTCGTCTCAACCTATCTTCAGGATTGTATGGGCTCCTGATCAAGTAGAGAGGCGGTTGATGCATACTCTCGACAGCGGGATAGAACTACTTCATCCCGTTGTTCGAGAGGTGCGCAAGTACAATTATTTGAAAGATGTATTCGTTCTTGAGAGGTTGGTCATAGTACCAGATTTTCAGGTCAAGGAACTAGCTGATGTCAAGATGTCCTATGAACCATTGTGGGTATACATTACTGATGCAGGTATGCCTATACCACCCAAGTGGGAACCCACTAAACTCATAGTCGATACACTGTACGCAGCTATGGGCCGCAAAAGTCTTAGACAATATACTGACCCTGATGTGGCCGAAGGTGCTAAAGAGGAACGTCTCACTAAATTACATGAGGAACTTTTTGGTAACGAGACAGAAACGGGTGATGCGTTACGCTACAAAGAAGGCGTAGTTGTACCTAATAATTACAAGGGAGTAAACTAATGAGTGTAGTAGGTGAATTTCCTGGATTGCAGCATACTCATCGACATACTGTACGCGCGCCTCTAAATCCTATGGATAAATCGACTATTGTGTCGATTCTTCCGAAAGAGATTAATGAGCGAAAACCCACAATGCAGCCGGGATTCTTTAACATTGGACCTGGTAGCTTTGATTCTCCTGCAATTCTTGTCATTGGATCTAGTAGTTGGTGGAAAGAGATTGATGAGAATCAGCCACTACTTGAAATCCCCGTTAGTTCCATTCAGGTAGCCGATGCTATTGTAACTGACTACGTTAATGGGCTTCTTGCATGTAACATGGCTGATATGACACCTGGATTGTTCTATCTGCCGGGTGAGTATACTGTAGAGAAATTGAAGAAGGAGCATATGCCTCTTCTTGTAGCTGCTAGGGATAAGCAGAGGAAATGGTATATGGAACTAGTGCGTATTGCTGATATTTTATGGAGCCGAAGTAATGGAAATCCACTAGCTATCAGTACAGATGCGCGAATTGCATGTGCTGAGTTGAACATCACTAATAAACCGTGGTTGGGCGACTCTCAGACTGCTGAATTGGTACGTTGCATTGCATGTGGTTCACTCCGTAATGGTGCGTATCCCATCTGCCAGACCTGCAAGGCTATTGCAGATCCGGAATTGGCTAAGAAGTTGAACCTTCAGTTTGCTCAGTAATTCATTAGGGAAGGAAAAAGCAATGGCACACACAGCTACAGTTACTGCGAAGATTGGTCCGGATCGTGTCAATACGGCAGTTGCACATCCGAATGTCAAGGGCGTATTCTTTGACTTTCGAGACGGTAGTCTTCAATTGACTCTTGATCCACCTCCTGTTGCAGATCCGGCAACATCAGTCCATCCATCCAATCATGTCAAGGATTATGATTTGGTTGGTGTGACTGCTGTTACTGTAACTATTACTGGTGGTCAGTATGCCTTCGTGGTGTCATAGGAGATGCTATGATAGATCCTGAAGCAAACCATATACTTGTAGTACATAGTGGGATAGGACCAGATCAGGGTAATACTCCTATGGGATTTAATAATGTTGGATTTATTACAATAGATCTCAAGAATATGATAATTCGTGGTCAGGCTAAAGCTGAACGCGTCCCTGATCCTTCACATGCTTTTATTGCTGGCAACAACATTAGAGAGTTTGACCTAGCTACCATCACTTCAGGTACTATCACTGTTACAAATGGTTCATTTCGTTTGGATCTGACGGAGTAGGAGAATCACATGCCAGAATCTATCAATGGATTTGTTACTGCTGCCCATGTGATGGATCGTAGTGCTGTGCTCCTAAATGATCCTATAAAGACAGACTATACCCATGATGTTTTACTTCCATTCTTGAAAATGGCGGTAGATGAACTAGGAGAATATCTGATAGATAGTCAGAATTCCCTGATGCTTCTGTCTCCAGGCATGGTTCCTCTAATGATTGGAGAGAGTGTTATTCATCCAAAAATTAATGGAATAGAACCTAGTTATCCTGTTGAACTGGTAGAAGTTCAGGAAATTGGTGAAAGATTGTTAGGAAGTGAAGATCCATTTACTCCCCTAATTAGAACTGATTTTGTAAAAGTTTTTCCTGCGGGTGAGAAATTAGGTTACTGGTCATGGGAAACTAATTGGATTAGATTTAATCCAAATGGTGCAACTACAAATCGTCAGATTCTGCTAAAGATTCTAAGACGTGCTCTCGCAGAAGATATTACACCTGATACAGGTCTGTCAGGTATTATGTATCGTTCATTTCTATCCTATAAGACTGCTGCATTTGCGGCCATGTTTATTGGTGAGAATTCTGAACGTGCAAAGGTACTAAGTGATCAGGCTGAACAATCGTTAGAAAGAATGGAAAGTATTGACAATAAGGGTCGCCAGCAGATTATGACTCGGCACCGTCCATTTAGGGCTGCATACAAGACGCGTGGGGGCTTCTGATGGGCAGAGTTCGTGGACATGATCCATTTGTAATTGAAGAGATTAATGGCCTCTGGGCTAGAGGAGATGATGAGTCGTGCCCATCAGATCATCTTATCTCTTCAGTTAATGTTCAATTCTTTCATTCTGGAGTTGAAACTCGTCCTGGTATTGATGTATATACAAAGGGTATCCCCCTAGATCTTTCTGAACAACTACGTTCAATAAAACGTGCATATACTTACTCCACACCAGCCGGTCAGACTCTTATTGTAATGTCGGAGGGTGGACTAATTCACCATGTAGTTTCACCAAGTGAAATATATACTATCATAAATATACCTGGTGCTGATGACTTTGCATTCATTTCAATTGCAGGTCGAGCATACATTAGTCCATTTAAGACTTATGTAGATGTAGCGGGTAATGTTTACTCACTAGGTATGAAGGATCAGTTTGTTTGGGTGTACTATCGTAGTCCTACTATGGCTGCAGGTACTTCTAATGGTGCGCGTCTAGCTGGGGGGCCACCTCCATCTAACGCTACAGTCACTAGTCCAGGACCTCCACCAGTAACAGATGGTGGTAAGAAGTTTCTAATCTCATATAACTCATCTAAAGAAGGTAAGGTAACTAAAGGTGTTCATATTATCACCATCAGCATAGATGGAACTGTAGGTCCTAGTGACCATTCTACGGTTGTTAACGCACCCGGAGATAAGATGATTGAAATTAATAATATTCCACTTGGTGGAACTATACGACGAATTGCTATGACTAAGGCTATTCCAGAAGATAAGTATACTTCAACTCCAACTGATTGGGCTACCTACCCATTCTTTCTTGCTGCTACTATGCCGGATGCTATTGCCACTAGTGTTACTATCAATTTAGCTGATGCTGATCTCACAGCATCTACATGGGCTGGCCCATCTCCATTAACAGTTCAGGCTCTTCAGGTATTCAATACAACTAGAGATGGATTTGTTGATCCTGGATTTCACCTAGTTGCTGTAGTCTTTGAAAGTGACTCAGGCTATCTATCAGCTCCTGGACCTGAACACTACGCAGGAAACACTTACATTAATGAAAAGAAGTCAGTTAAAGTTACTAATATTCCACTTGGAGATAGTCTTTACGCAAAGAAACGGCATATTATTTCCACTAAGGTAATTCCTGAGTACAATGGAGATCAGAAGGGTTATCAGTTCTTCTTTGTACCAAAGGCTACACTAACAGATAACACTACTACTGAAATTACAATTGACTATTATGACTCTGATCTCGTGGCAGATGCATCTCATTTGACGGATAACTTTGGTAAAATTCCAGCTGGAGTCAATTTCTGTGAATATCATGGTCGTCTAGTTTTGGTAGGAGACAGTAGCCATCCAAAGAAGGAAGATGGAACTGTTGATCTTACTCAACCTGATAACAGGTCAGTTGCATACTTGAGTGCGCCGGGTGAACCAGAAGCATTCAATCAGATTGACGGATTAATTATTACACCCCTAGATGGTACTCCTCTCACTCATTGTGAGAGTTTTCGTGATGTTCTCTATCTATTCAAGCAGAATCGTACTTATTCTGTTGTAGATAATGAGGACGAGCCAACCACATGGGGTCCAGTAGAAGTAGTTGATCAAGGCATTGGAGCATCTGTACATGGAATTGCTGAAGTATTAGATTCTGGGGGTACTAATGTTGACTATCTAATTGTTGGCAACTGGTCGGGTCTAATGTTATTTAATGGTACATATGCGCGGCCAGAACTGAGCTGGAAAATTGAGAATATTTGGAGTAAATTTGATAGAAACTACTTTCAGAACTTTCAAGTAGTCAATGACACGATTAATAAGAGATTTTACATCCTTCCAGCAGTTAAAACTAGTGATGAAGGTCCAAGTAGAATCATCTATCTTGCTGATTATGGAAATGGACTAGATCCTAAGGATATTCGATGGTCAATGTGGGAGTTTACATCAAACTTCTTATCATTGAGAATCACATCAATCAATCTATTTAAGGTAGATCAACTAATTGTAGGTAGCTGGGAACCTTTTGTGGGTATTACTGATACAATTGGTGGTGGATTACTAGTGTTCAATCCTGCCAATCATATTGATACTGTTAATGCTAATCTCCATGATACCTTCTGGCGGAGAGGCGTACAGGGAACGATAGAAGGAACAATTAGAGTGTGGCTGCAAACTGCTTTCTTAGGGGGTTAATGTGGCTAGAGGAGCTATCTCAAGTGAAGGATCGAGTGGAGAGAATATCCAGCATTTCTCCACTATTAGAATTCGAGCTAGTGGTGTGGGTAATCTTTTGATGGCAGTTAACGCTCTAGACTTCACCAGAGAAAAAGCATTAGCACCACTATTTCTACATAGGAGTAATAGAATTCAACCAAATAGAATTGTAAACTTCGTTGAACAGCGTGCATCATTTAGTTTTAGAACTCTTGAAATAGATGAATACATTAGAATTAATCGAATTGTAGTTTACATGAAGGAAATCTACACGTCTCATCCGGGTGCATAATGGCCTTTCAGAAACCTAAAGTCCAGCCTCAGTTTGCTGACCTGAAGGCCATTCTATCTCAGACTCAGATGGAGAGTGCTGAGTATCAGTTATTGCAGACGTTAATTGAAAGATTAACTCAATTTCGAGATATTACAGTAGCAAGGCTAGATGAAACTGGTAAGGGAGAACAAGGACCTCCTGGACCTCCTGGAACTGGTCTAGTTGTTAAAGGTAGTGTACCTGATTCAGGTGATTTACCTACTACTGGTAATTTACCCGGCGACGCATGGATTACTGATGATGATGATCATCTCTGGGTATGGGATGGTGACTCATGGGTTGATGCGGGTTCAATTCAGGGACCACCCGGAGATACAGGTCCACAAGGTCCACCAGGACCTACCGGTAGTACTGGTGCACAAGGTCCACAGGGTCCTACTGGACCAACTGGACCACAGGGTCCACAAGGTGTTCCGGGAACAATAGGACCACATGCACCTACTCATGAGCCGGGTGGAAATGACATACTTGATACTCTAGTTAACTCTACTATTGGAAGTGGGTATCCTAATATTATCTTGAAAGGAACTAGTAATGTTCCTGGAATAGTATTTGAACATACTGCTGGACCTATTAATGCTAGAAGAATGCAATTAATTATGCCAAGTGATCAGGCGATTTTTAGATTCGTTAGTGATGATGATAGTATAGTACAAAATGATCCTCTAAATATAAATCGTGATGGGACTATTAACGTTAAATCTAGTGGTATTGCAAGAGTAAGAATTCAGGGAGATATTACTAATCCCGGAGGTAGTGCATTATCTATTGGTGATAATTTAACTTCACTTTGTCCTGCATATTTCCAGGCAGGTGAAGCAGGAATCAATAGTAATAATTTAATTATTTCTAATAATTATGTTAATCTTTCTGGAGGAACTAGTGGTCGTAAGAATACTTCACTTGGTGCTTCAGTTATTCGTATGGGCCAGGGAGCTATAGATATATTTGGTTATAATAATGCTGGTACAATTTTCAGTTTAATGAATTTGGCTGGAGATAAAAATTATTCTATACCTCAGATTCTCCAAGTTGGATATAATCAGGGCACTACTTATCTAAATATGGCTAGTACTGGAACTAGCGTAATAGAATGTGCTGTTCATGGAACTATTCTAGGTAGAATCCAACATGTGAATAGTACTTTCTTTCATGATTCTGATAGACATGTGTGGAGGTTGTTAGATGGCACTCAGCTAGCTACTCTTGAATCTACTGGACTATTTGCTGCAACTACTCTTCAAACTAATAGTGGATATGTGCAGGGAGGTGGTGGAAAACTTTTAATTAATTCTACACAAATTCAGGGTTTCTCTGAAAACTTTTATTGGACTGATGTAGCTAATACTAAGCATTGGATGCAGCTTAATAGTGGAAATTTAAGTCTACCAGCTGCAACTCAAAGATTTACTGTAGCTGGAATGGCTATGTGGCGTTCTGGTGCTAATGCAGTCTTTTCCTGTGCTCCTGGTGCAGGTCTAACCCTTTGGCATAATTCTGAAGATACTAAGCAGTTAATGAATATGGATTCTAATGGTAAATTGAGTCCATTAGGTGGAATATCATTACCTAATGGTACTGCTGACGCACCAGTTATTAGCTTCCCTGCTTCATCAGCTACTGGTATTTATATTAATTCAGGATTAGCTGCAATTGAGTTTGGTATTGCATTAACGGATAGTAATAGTCGTGCAACTCTACGAATGAGGGCTGCAAAAGCTGACTTCATGTGTGGTGCTAATCTTCCACTTGAGATTAGTGTATCAGCTGGTGTAGGTCAGGTAAGAGTGGGACAGGATGGACATCTCACTCATATGCTTCATTATGGTCATGACTATCCTGCTACTCATCATGGATACTATTCAGGATTGAGTAGTAATGCATGGGGTTATGTATATTCAGCAAATTTTATAAATACATCCGACATTCGACAGAAGAATGTGCATGGTCCGATTCTAAATTCACTAGACCTGTTGGATGAAATAGATCCTATCATTGCATCATTCAAGCCAGAGTTTCGAGTTAAACGGCGAGACGGGAGTGAAATAATTGATAAGTTTCCTACGTTTTCAGCACAACAGGTTGCTGAAAAACTTGATGCTAAGTTTGGGACAAGTGTTACAACTCATGATGAGGACACGGACTCATGGGGAATTGATTACGGGAAGATGGTCCCTGTATTGTGGCAGATGCTTCGTGAGTTACGCGTAAGAATTAAAACATTAGAGGGGAGTTAACATGGCCGTAGAAGCCTCAGTCGCTCAGATGGCACTCACTCGGGATACTGGACCGGGTGGATTTATGGAACGAGTTACGGCTATGCTAGCGCGTGTAGCTGGAGTAATTCTCAGTGAACCTGGTACTACTGCATATCATCCACAACGAGCAGCTTATGCACAGCGAGTGGTTCAAAGTCCACAACAGGCATCAAATCAAGCTGGTCCACAAGTTGTGATGGGAGTCAATATCGTTGCTGCAACTACATACGATGAGACAACCAAGACATCTACTTGCACAGCAGCAGATATCGACCTAGAGTCTCAAATCACGACTCTTTGGAATGCTCTCGCAGGTATTGACACTCCTAGTTAGATATAAATCATGATTCGAGCTTTTGAACCTTCAGATCTAGAGAAGCTGAAGGAACTACATGAGAAACACTTTAAATATGAGTTCCTTCTACCTGACTTCCTCCAATTCGTGTGCGCGTTCGTAATAGAAGATGAGAAGGGTATCGTCACTATAGGTGGAGTCCGTGATATCGCTGAGTGTATCGCGATCACTGACATGGATAGGACTCCATCTGATCGTATTAAGGCGTTGTACCAGCTTCTTGACGCATCTATATTCGTTTGTAACAAATCGAACTATGACCAGATGTTTGTCTGGAGTCAGAACGATAAGTACAGCAAACGGTTGATGCGTAACGGTTTCAGATTGCCACGAGGAAAGTCACTCATTCTAGATTTGTGAGGCACACATGGGCGG